CAAAACTACACCGTGTACTTGGTATTGTTGGTGCTGATGCCGATCTTCGTTCAAAGGCTGCTTCATCAGCCGAAGAAGATCTATATGATGAACTTGACATGAGTAAAGCACAACCACCAAAGAAGGAAGCTCCTGCACCTTCCATGAAAGAACAACCATCATCTGTTGATGAAGAAGATGATGACGATCTAGAGTTCTTCAGAAACCTTTCAAAAGGCTAAAATCAAAACCATAAATGGAGAGGGTTAATTCCCTCTCCTATTCACATAACTCGATTCAATCGAGTTTATTGTATACTTTAAGCAAAGGATATACATATGAAAAAAGAGGCTAAAATAGAAAACTTTGATTTTGGTTTTAGTTTTGCTGATGAAGAGGTACATGAGGTTAAAGAAAACCTAGAAGCCGTTATTCGAGAAGATCAAGAAAAGATAGAAGATTTAGAAAATAGGCTTAAACTTCTATATTCATCCATCGTTCCGTTCTTGGATAATCTTTGCAAAAATCCAGAAAAATCAACCATTCATTGGCCAAATAGAGTTGAAAAAATCCAAGAATACAAAGACAAATTAAAACTAATAGTAGAAGGGAAAGTTAGATGAGTCTATTAGATAAAATGTTGAAAGCTGGAAACATTAAATCCGCTTCTGTGCTTTCAAAATCATCATTCTTTAATGCCAAAGAGGTCATTCCTACTGATCTTCCGATTTTGAATATTGCATTTAGTGGTTCACTTGATGGCGGGTTACTTCCAGGTCTTACCGTAGTTGCTGGCGCATCAAAGAGCTTTAAAACCATGCTTTCACTTTATTGTATGAAAGCATACCTAGACAAATATGATGACGGTGTTGCGATTCTTTACGACTCTGAATTTGGTATCACACCTGATTACCTTGAGAGTTTCAATATTGACATCCATCGTGTCATTCACATTCCAATTGAAAACGTTGAGCAACTGAAGTTTGATATTGTTCAAAGACTGAATGAAGTCGAAAAGAAGGACAATGTTTTTATTATGATCGACTCCATCGGTAACCTTGCTTCTAAGAAAGAAGTTGAAGATGCCGAAAATGAAAAATCAGTTGCTGATATGTCACGTGCAAAGAGTCTGAAATCTTTGTTCCGTATTATCACTCCACATTTGACCACAAAGAATGTTCCATGTCTTGCAATTAACCATATCTATCAGGAAATGGGTCTTTATCCAAAGGCTATTGTATCTGGTGGTACTGGTATTTACTACTCTGCTAATCAGATCTTTATTATCTCCAAATCACAGGAGAAAGATGGAACTGAACTTGCAGGTTTCAAATTTACCATCAACATCGAAAAATCTCGTTATGTCAAGGAAAAGTCAAAACTGCCATTCAGTGTTTTCTTTGATAGCGGTATTTACAAGTGGTCCTCACTCTTTGAACTTGCTCAAGAGTCTGGTCACATTATCAAGCCAAAAGTTGGTTGGTATCAGACTGTAGATATGGAAACAGGTGAAATCTCTGAAAAGAGTTATCGTGCCAAGGATCTTGAAAGCAATGACGCATACTTTGAAAAGCTAATCAAAGACAAGACGTTCAAAGAATATGTTGAACGTAAGTTTAAATTGACTGGTGGTGCCGGTGGTGCTTCACAGGTATCCGAAGATGATGATGAAGAGTTTGACATCGACGAATAAGTGTGATATTATGAATTAATAAGAATGCCCTGATCATATTTTGGTCAGGGCAATATATGTTTACGAGGTGGTTAATGCTAGAAAAGACAATTATTTCCAATCTTATTTTCAATGAAGAATTTTCACGCAAAGTTTTCCCTTATATCAAAGAGGAATACTTCGACGAAAACACTCACAAAAAGATCTTTTCTACCTATGCCGATTATGTAGAAAAGTATAAAGAACCTCCGTCAATTGAAGCCCTTAAAATTTCTGTTGACAAGAGAAAAGACCTGAATGAAGATGCATACAAAGAAGTGTGCAAGACTATTGATGAACTATCAATTGATAAGACTACAAATCAGGAATGGCTCGAAAATGAGACTGAACGATTCTGTCAAGACAAAGATCTTTATAATTCAATCCGTAAAGCAATTCTAATTCTAGACGGTCAAGACAAAGAACACGATAAAGGTGCTATTCCAAAACTTTTATCCGACTCTTTGGGTATCAGTTTTGACACGAGTGTTGGCCACGACTTTCTGGAAGACTTTGATGATCGTTATGAGTATTACCATCGCAAAGAAGAACGGCTTGCATTTGACATAGAGTTGTTCAACAAGATCACTAAAGGTGGGCTTCCAAGGAAATCAATGACCGTATTACTTGCCACGACCGGTGGTGGTAAATCACTTGTCAAGTGTCATATGGCTGCCACAAGTCTGATGTTCGGCAGAAATGTTCTTTACATTACCATGGAACTTCCAGAGGAAGAAGTTGCTCGTCGTATTGATGCAAACTTGCTTGATACAAGACTAGATGAATTGTTGGTTCTACCTCGTGAAACATACCAATCAAGAGTGAATAAAGTCAAGAGTAAGACACCTGGTAAATTAATCATCAAAGAATATCCAACTGGTTCTGCACATGCTGGTCACTTTCGACATCTATTGAATGAATTGCGGATGAAGAAGAATTTTGTCCCTGACATCATTTTTGTCGACTACTTGAACATCTGTGCTTCATCACGTGTCAAAGGTGCCGCATCTGCAAATTCATACACATTGGTCAAGTCTATTGCTGAAGAAGTTCGTGGTCTTGCAATGGAATTTGGTGTTGCCATTGTCACATCATCACAGTTTAACCGTAGTGCATATGATAGTTCCGATGTTGACTTGTCCAATACATCAGAATCCATGGGTATCACTCACACAGCAGATGCTATCTTCGGTCTTATCAGCAATGAGGAACTCGAAGAACGGAAACAATTGATGATAAAACAGTTGAAAAACCGATGGGGTGATTTATCATACTACAAGAGGTTCATGGTTGGAATCGACCGTGCAAAAATGAAAATCTTTGATCTGGAGGAAGATGTACAAACAAAAGTAATGTCTGAAAGTAGAAATGTCAAAGATGATGATAAACCAGTCTTTGACAAAGGTTCATTTACGGATGAATGGGCTGACGTGTCAAGTAAACGGAAAAAGAAACTGAAAGAAGCAGAGGATATACTATGAGTTATGCATTGAAAAAATCAGATAATGTCTACAACATTTATGAAAAAGGCAGTGACGTTACAATTGAGCTTGAGTTTGATGAAAAGAAAGCTAAAGATCTATGCAGGAAGTTAAATCTTGGTTCCGGGTTTAACGGATGGACCCCGATGTTCTTTGCAACAAAACATGAGGTAGTTGAGGGAGCGTAAAGCTCCCTTAATACTTTATAAATATAGCCAAAAAGAGAGTTTATTGTGGCTATAAAGAATTTTTCTACTTTTTTAAGAGAATCAGCAAACTTGACGGCTGATAGTCTAAAAGACAAAATCACACAAGCATTCGGTTACGAAAAATTCAAAGACAAATCTGCTGTATCATTTCAAGTTTTAGTAGATGGTGTAAACAGAATTGATCTTTTAAAGAAGATTGAGCACCTTTTTGCAGATTATGGTGCAAAATATGATCCCAATAAAGGAAGTTCTTCTGTCGGTGCAGTAGTCATTGGAAAGTTTTCGGTTGGTGCAGCTCCAGCATCGAAACAAGGAAATAGATCGGCTGGTCTTGACAATGAACACACTCTTATTAATCAATTAAACTTCTTCTTAAAAGACGGTCCTATGCATGTAGAATTTGTAGCTGGATCAAAACGATTTAGAGTAGAAGATGTGAAACTCGCTGAAGAAGTTGGTAGAGATACATCAGGTCGAAAGAAATCAGACGTTAATTTACTTACAATGGATGGCAAGAAAGTGCCATTGTCATTGAAAAAAGATAATGCTGAAATGTGGGAGTCTGCCGACTCATATTGGTCAGGAAAAGCAAAAGAAATTATTGACAAACAAGTTTCTTTGGGTAAAGTAAAACTAGAAGGTACTGCCATAAAGAAAATTACTCCAAACATAGCAGTCAAAGCGACAACCAAGGAAACTGAAGATGTTGTATTTGGTTCTGATATTATAAAGGGTAATGGTGCCGTTCTCTATAAAACATATTCATCTTCTGATTTTAAAATAGATCCAGATGGAGAAACAATAGTTGTAACTGTTTCCGAGATTTATAGAACAATACCAGAAGTAGAAAATGGTAAGCAGTCAGTTTATTTCTTGATTAGAAATGACAGTTCTAGAAGAGGTTCTAAAATTTATCCGGGTATTCGTGTACTTGCCGTAGGTAAAACTCGTATTAATCAAAACGTATTGGTCGTAAAATAAATGCTTTCATTCAAACACTATTTGGAAGAACAAACACGTGGCAAGGGTCTCACTATCTTTGATATTGATGAGACTCTGTTTCGCACTAAAGCACTTGTCCGTGTGATGAAAAATGGCAAGTTGGTAAGATCGCTAGACAACCAGCAATACAATACATATAAACTTGAACCAGGTGAAACATACGATTACGGCGAATTTAGAAATGCTGAAATTTTTCACGACACATCAATTCCAATTTGGTCTATGATCAAAAAAGCTAAGGCAATCATTACAAATGCTGTCAATGCCGGATCAAAGGTAATTGTTGTCACAGCTCGTGCAGATTTTGACGACAAAAAGAAATTCATTGACACCTTTCGTAGATATGGTATAGACATAGATAAAGTATACGTTGAACGATCAGGTAATCTAAACCTTGGTTCATCCGCCAAGAATAAAAGGTTCATTTTTCATAAATATCTTCGTGGCGGGAAATATGAGAGAGTTCGTTTCTTTGATGATGCAATGTCCAATATTACTATGTTCAAGGCTCTTGCTAAACAATATCCAAATATAGAGTTTGAAGCATATCATGTACAACATGATGGATCGGTAAGGAAAGTATAAATGTTATCATTCAAACAGTATCTAGAAGAAGAAAAGAACACACATATGGTGCATCTTGCGGATGCTATCATAGATGGTGGTGTTGAAGGCACTCGCCAAGCAATTAACCATCTAAGAGTTCTAAGAGACACTCTTGCTGGTAATACAAAAAGTCCAATGAATATTTCCACCAAATGGGATGGAGCGCCAGCAGTTTTTGCTGGTATTGATCCTTCCGATGGTAAATTCTTTGTAGCAAAGAAAGGTATCTTTAATAAAGATCCAAAAGTATATAAAACTGATGCTGACATTGATGCAGACACATCAGGTGATTTGAATGTAAAATTGAAACTAGCTCTTGCTGAGTTGCCAAAACTTGGAATCAAGGGCGTGATACAGGGTGATTTTCTTTATGCGCGAGAAGATATTAAAGAAGTTGACATTGATGGAGAACCGCATATTACTTTCCATCCTAACACGATTGTTTATGCGATACCAAAAGAAAGCGATCTTGCTAAACAAATACTTGGATCCAAAATCGGTGTGGTATGGCACACAACATACCGAGGAGACTCTTTTGAATCAATGTCAGCGAGTTTTGGACAGGAGATTGCAACAAATCTCAAAAAAGTAAAAACCGTCTGGTCTGTAGATGCAGTTTTCAAGGATGTATCTGGTAATGCTACATTGACCGCAGAAGAAACAAAACATGTGACAAGCCTTCTCGCAGAAGCTGGTAAAATCTTTGCAAAAATGAAGCGTCCAGTTCTAGATGGTCTTTCAAGCAATGAGGATCGTAGGATTCGTGTGAATGCATTCATTAACGTAAAAGTCCGTGAAGGTCAACGTATCGGTGATCCAAAGAAATTTGTCGATGATCTTGTCAAGTACATTGAAGATTTTTACCAGAAAGATGCAGACAAAAAGAAATCAGATGCTGGTAAACAAGCATCATTCAAGAAGCGTGATGAGGTTCTTTCATACTTCAAAGAACATGGTTCGGATGTTGTAGATGTTTTCCGTATCTACAATATTGTGGATGAAGTGAAATATATGCTTCTAGATAAACTTAATAGAGTAAACGGTCTTAGAACATTCCTTAAGACCAAAGATGGTTACGAAGTGACTAATCAGGAAGGCTTTGTTGCTATTGACCATCTTGGAAAGAATGCACTTAAATTGGTTGATAGATTGCAATTCAGCAAAGCAAACTTCTCACCAGAATATGTTAAAGGTTGGCAACGATGAGTTCACTAAAAGAATTTGCTAAACTTCTCAAAGAAGCACAAGAGCAAAAGAAAGAAGAAAAGGCGCTTGATAATTTTTCAAAATTGTTGAAAGAAACAAAATTATCAGCAGCACCAAAAATTGAACCTGAACCAGTGCTAGAAACTGTTTTAGAAGAAACAACATTATCTGATACTGAAATAGTATTGGAAGAAGAAATTGCTATAGACCCAATAGAGCAAGTAGCAAGTGCACTAACAAAGAAAACTGATAACATTGAAGCTCAAAGATGGAATGATCCACTTAGGAAAGCACCAAATGAAAAATTTGTTACATTCAAAGAAATGAATGATCACTATTCAAATTTCTTGAATAGAATACAGCAACAAATGAGTTCAATCGGTGGCGGTGGTGAAGTCAAGTTTGCAAAATTAGATGATGTCACTTCTTCATCTGTTGGTCTAAACAAGTATTTGACATATGATCAAAATACTAGAAAGTTTTACTTCAATACAATCCAGACTGGTGAAGGTATTCGACTTGATGGAAGTAACAGAGTAGCACTTTCTGTTGCTACAGAAACAACACTTGGGGGTTTTAAATTAGGACCGGGTGTAACATTAAATCCGTTTGACCAACTTATTATTGATCCAACTGGTTTGGATTTTTCATTCGGTGACTTCTTTGCCTATGTTGCTAATGGTGCATCAGGCGGGCCTGCGGCATATCTATCAAGCTTAAATGAAAATGAAGACATTGTTATCCAATCAAACGGGACGGGACAAGTTGATATTGTTGGAAGATTCGGCATATTTCCAGTTGACGGGCCGTTGGACACAAGAGACCCTGTCTTTTCAGTCAATGATGCCGGCGATGTTTCGGCGACGACGCTAAATATAGTTAATAAAAATGACTTGGGCTTAAGAGCACCTCTTAATGTCACCATAAATGAACAAGGTAGAACAAGAACTCCAGCAATTGTAACAGGAAGTGTGGCACAATTTACTGGTAGAGATAACAGAGCACCTCTTATTGTTCTAGATTCTTATGGTGTTGATGTCACAAGAAGCATTACTGGTGGTGAATTTACATTTAGAACAGGCAGGGGAACAAATGAGACACCTTCGCCAATCCTCGCAGGTGATATAATAGGAAATGTCACCGCTGCTGGGTGGGCATCTGGCAATGGCTATGGTGGTATCGGAGTTGGTGGTATTCGTATTATTGCGGATGAAAACTTTACTTCAACAACACGTGGTTCAAGAGTTGAAATCTATACTACTCCAAAGGGTACAATTACACCGACAAGAATAGTAACAATTGATGATGCCGGTCTATCATTTAATGAAAATGATACTACTGGAATTTCTAATGTGGATTATATTACATTTGATCCGACTCATGTCGACACAGCAAATACCGAAGGTGTTCTTGCGTGGAATAAAGATGATACTACTCTCAATATACATCATCCAGATGGTGTTGTTCAACAGGTCGGGCAAGAACTATATGTCAAAGTTCGCAATAGGACAGGTTCCAAAATTTTAAACGGAACTGTTGTAAGATTTTCTGGTGCTGAACAGGATGATGGAACTTCAAGATTACTAGTTGAGCCATTTTTAGCAAATGGCACATATCCTAATATATATGGTCTTGGTATTACAACGCAAGATATTCAAAATGGATCTGATGGATTTGTTACTGTTTGGGGTAAAATAAGAGATTTAAATACAAGTGCTTGGAATGTTGGTGATATTTTATATGCAAGTTCTTCAGTTGCAGGTAATCTCGTCAACGTTAAACCAACTGCACCAAATAACGTAGTACCATTTGCAATTGTTGTCAAGAAAGATAGTACATTAGGAGAAATCTTTGTAAGACCGATAGTTGAACAAAGACAGTTTTATGGTGCTTTCAGCGATAGTCAAAGCCATACTGCTAATACAGCAAATACAGCATATGCAGTCCCATTAAATACAACAGAGTTTTCAAATGGTGTATCAATTGATTTAGCAGATAATACAAAAGTTATTACACAACAGTCTGGACTTTATGATTTTAAATTCTCTACTCAATTTGTTTCTAGTAATTCTGCATCAAAAGAAATTTACATTTGGGCAAGAAAAGACGGGCAAGATATTCCAAATTCGGCATCAAGATTGACAATTTCTGGAAACGGTTCATATATAGTACCTTCTTGGAATTTTATGGTTTCAATGAATGCTGGAAGTTTCTTTCAATTGATGTGGGCAGTTTCAGACACATCCGTTTCTATTGCTGCACCAGCTGCGACTTCATTTGCTCCTGCTACACCATCGACAATACTTACAGTTACACAGGTTGCGCTATAACATAACCGAATACCGGTGTGTTAAGAATGTCAATACTCATTACCTATTCTTGTGTTATTATGCCTATAAATAAAGGCGTAATGACACACAGAGTAGGAGACTAAAATGCTAAAAGCAATAATGATTGCTTACAAAAGACACTTGATTTATACCAGAACCCTTAAGGAACTCGAGAGTCTTTCAGATAGAGAATTATATGATCTTGGGATTGATAGATCAGAAATTGCCAGACTTGCACACGAAGCAACATATGGTGAAGAAGTAAAATTCGAGTTTAATCTATTCCGCAACTTCTTCAAAGTAAAAACCGAAAAAGCAAAAATTGATGAATATCTTTCTGAATCAACAAGTCTAGTTGATCTTGAAAACCGTATCAAAGCAATCGACCGTGGCAATGCACCATGGCAAATTCAGGGAAGAGCATTTTTACAGGGATGGGCACAATAATGGCACATATACCTTATTACGGCGAAGATACTAAAGACGAAAAGAAATCAAAAGAGACCAAAAATGCTTGATAAAATGGAAGATAAAGACATTATCACATTCTATAAAACCGAATATTTCAAAGAATGGAATATGGCTTGCAAGAATGGGCTTAAACTTACTGCAAAAGACATTCGTGAACGTCTAACATCTAAGTAATTGCAAAAGATAAGAATAAATAAAAGCGGGATCAATTGATTCCGCTTTTTGCATTTGAGGTGAATTATGAAAATTGTTACAGTATTAAAAACAAGTAATGATTATAAGAAAGACTATGTGGAACTTTTATATAAACAGTGCCAGAAATATGCACCTGGTATTGAGTTTGTTTGTATATCAGATGATCCATCAGTTCCAGGATATGTTAAAATGGAACACGCATGGCCAAGGTGGTGGCCAAAGATGGAAATCTTTAAAATACAAGGCCCAGTACTTTACCTAGATCTCGATACCATTATCGTAAGTGACCTGAGACCAATATTGGAAAATGTCACCAAGTATGATTTTGTTGCTATACGTGATTTTTACAAAGATAGAAGAATGCAGAGAACTCTTGGTTCCGGTGTAATGGCTTGGAATGGTGATATGAAATATTTGTATGATGAATTTCTAAAAGATCCTGAACGGCACATGCAAGAATGCACGACATCGAGATGGTGGGGCGACCAAGGTTTTATTGAAAAGACCATTAAACATCATGTTGTCTATTGGCAGGATGTATTCCCTCAAAAATTAGTAAGTTGGAAAGTTCATTGTAGAAATGGTGTTCCCAAAGATGCCGCTATTATTGCATTTCACGGGAAACCAAAGCCTTGGGATATTAAGTTACCATGAGATATATGATTTATCAAGTCTATCTGGGTTCAGAAAGTAATCTTTACAATTTCTGTACAGATTCAGTCAAAAACTATTGCAAAAAATATAACATAGATTATATCGTACAGAAAGAACCTATTCTTAAAATTCAACCAGATGTTTCTGTTATGAATAGAAGCTTGCAGTCATTCCAACGATTAGGTTATCTTCCAATCTATGAAAAAGAAAATGCATTTTCATATCTAGATCAATATGATGCAATTGCAATTATTGATGCTGATATTTACATTCGTGATACAGCCCCTAATATCTTTGATGAACTTGGTTCACATACATTTGCGGGTGTTGTCGAACGTGATATGCCAATTACACCAAAGTATGCAGCAAAGATCAAATCATACTCTCAAGGTCAATATGGATCATTGAAAGACGTTGACTGGAAATGGAATGACCGAGGTGGTGAATTTATGAACATGGGCATGATGCTCTTCAGTAAAAATCTGAAAGAGTATCTTCGCGGAAATACTCCATATGAATTTATTACACGTCCAGAATTTAAGCGATTTGTCGATGGTCTAGGAAACTGGAAATGGTCGACCGATCAGACACTTTTAAATTATTGGATCAAGAAAGAGAAAATGTCAGTAAAGGCGCTATCTTGGAAGTGGAATGCATTATATACGGCTGTTGAAGATAGCCAAATAAAGAATGCACATTTCATCCACTTCTTCCTGAAAGATCACTTACCTGAAAAAGGTGAAAACGTCAATATGTTAATGAGTAAACTATGAAAGAAAAAATATTAGTTGTAGGAGCTGGATTTTCCGGTTCCGTGATTGCACATGAATTAGCAAAACTTGGTTTCTTTGTCGATGTCATTGATGAACGTGATCATATTGCTGGTAATGCATATGATTATGAAAATGAACACGGCATACGAATACACAAATATGGACCTCACATTTTTCACACAAACAATAAAAAGGTTTATGAATGGGTGACTCAATTTAGTGAATGGGTTGAGTATAAACACAAAGTCAAAGCACAATTATCAAATGGTGAGTATGTTACATTACCAGTAAATAGAGAGACCAAAAATAAAGTTGGTAAAGAAAATATCATAGATATATTTTATCGCCCTTATACTAAAAAAATGTGGGATAAAGAACTCGAAGAATTAGATCCAAATATCTTAAAAAGAGTTCCAATTCGAGATGATGACAATGAATATTATTTCCCAGATGCTCTATATAATGTAATGCCAAAGTATGGTTATACTGAAGTATTCAAAGATATTTTAAACCACGAAAATATAAAAGTTAGTTTAAATACTCCATTTACAAAAGATATGGAAACAGATTATAGTCATGTTTTTAATTCAATGGCTATTGACTGTTATTATGATTATGAATTTGGACATTTACCTTATAGATCTTTAAAATTTCATCATGTCTCTTTACCAATGACTAAAGTTCTTCCAACATCTGTTGTCAATTTTACACATGATGGAAAATACACAAGAATGACAGAATGGAAACAATTTCCAAATCATGGAACTTCAGATAAATGGACTACATTAACATATGAAGAACCTTGCGACTATAAAGAAAATGATTTTAAGAGATTTTATCCAGTAAAAGATATAAATGGAGAAAATAGAAACTTGTATAATAGATACAAGGCAATTGAAAATACAAAAACTACATTCATTGGAAGATGTGGAATGTATGTATACATAGATATGGATCAGGCAATAAATTCATCATTAGCAATTGTAGAAAAATTCAAAGGAAAAATAACTTGAAAAATATCATATACCAATATTGGAAAGGACCGTTAAAACCTGGTGTTTTAACTAGCACAAAATTAATGAAACAGTATGCTGATTTAATTGGTGCAGATTATAGATTTGATCACAATATAGAAATTGCAAGTAAAACAGTAGACATTCCAATCTATTATGAACCAGCAAATCCTTTAGTTGATGGCTCATTTGATGATTATGATAATGTTGTTTTAGTAGACATTGATGTTTTTCCAGTAGAAGGTTTGACAGAAAATATATTTGATGCAATAGGAACTGCTGATGCTGCTATATGCACGGAACCTGAACAACCATATTTCAGATCAATATATAATGTAGCAGGTATTAATCTTGATAATGACAGACGCTGGGCATCTATTTTAAAACAAAAGTGGGATATAAACTATTCTGTCGATGAACAGCAAAGACCTTTAGTATTCAATACAGGTGTTGTAATACTTTCCAAGGCAGGAATTAAGAAAATTAGATCAACATGGCCTTCATTTCAAGATTATGTCAATGTCATGAGAAAATCAAAATTACCGAATTTCTATAATCTATTTCAGGATTACTTTTCTGCATTCATACACAAACAAGATTTTGAGTTTGTAAAATTAGATAATGGATGGAACTCTTATGTACACAAACTTGGATCACATCCTACAGCAAGAGTGAATGATACAAGAACTTCAAATACAAAACTCGTGCATGTTATGTTCCGAACTGCAGATGATTGGTCACCAGATGAGTTATGGAGAGTAACCAATTTACCTGTTGCAGACTGGAACTTGTCAGTTCACAAAAATTGGCCAAATGATCCTGTGTGAGTTTATATGAAAAAGAATATCATTTTACAGCACTTTGATGGTGACTTGAGAGAATTAGATAAATTGTCGATAGACAATATCAAAGGATATGCAAAGACAATTGGTGCTGATTACGAACTATTTAAAGGTAAGCCGTTTCGAGAACATTTGACAAGTCCATGCCAGAAAGTATATTGTATAGATAAACACTGGGATAATTATGAAACTGTTTTAATGCTTGATATTGATGTTTTTATCCGAAAGAATTTGGAGACAAACATATTTGAAGTTCCAGGTAATGGTATACATGGCCCAACTCAAGCAAAATTAAAAGAGAAATTAATCAAATTAGGTAAGATTAAATCTAATAATCCATATTGGGCTGGTTCAATATATAAATTTACTTTACAAGAAAGACAAGTATTAAGATCTGTAATGCCTAAAAATGATAATTGGATGGATGTATTTAATCAACCATACTATTTTGAAGATGAAGGTATCCTTGCACATTTAGCAAGTATTGCAAATATGAAAGAGTCGTATTTGGATTTTTCTTGGAATCAATGCAGTTTTCTACCAAATCCAGAGAAAGCAAATATGATACATATTAGAACAAAGATTACACCACAGGGTCCAAAAAGACTGAAACTAGAAAATTACCAGGACCTTGTCCAAAAAGGTATCATATAATGGCAAATATAATACTTCAACATTGGAATGGTTCGTTGCCAGAATGGGCTAAACTTGCTAAGAAATCCATGGAACTTTATGCTGAAAAGATTGGTTGTCAATACAAATTAGTAGAAGGTTATCCCCTTGGTAAAGATTTAGGACCAAATCCTCAGAAGCTAGTATACATTACAGAAGAATATGATCAATATGATAAAGTGCTAATGCTTGATATGGATGTGATTGCAACAAATGTCTATAAAGATGCTTTTCTTCAGCCTGAAATTGGTGTATTGCATGACAGAGCAATGAAAGGTGAATCCAGAACACCAAAGGCAGCACCAGACTTGTTTGAAATAGGTATTCCAGTATTCTTTGGTAACTATATAATGACTACTAAAGATCAACGAGTAAAGATGAGAGAACATGCTGATTGGAAATGGCTGTCTAGCAAAGTAGTTGATAGTTATTCGGGAGATGAAATACTTTTATCTTGGTTAATGCATAAAGCAAAAATACTGGACGGTATGTCATTTGAACAAATGTGCATGAGATGCACTGGCACTTCACATAAAGATATACGATTTAGAGACCATAACAGAATGGACAGAAAATTTACAAATCTTGCATTTGATGCCGACGAATCATCAAGATCAGATCACGATGCAACATTCTTGCATTTTGGTCAATACAGAAAGAAATCAATACCGACTTACATAAACAAATATTTTGGAGATAAAATATGAAAGATCATTATAAGACTATTCAAGGCTGGTTTAACTGTCCAGATTTATATAAGGAAGTTGTGGCAAAAGCAGCAGATAATGCTAAATTTGTTGAAATCGGCTGCTGGAAAGGTAAAAGTGCTTCCTTTATGGCAGAACAAATTATGAATAGCAAAAAGGCTATTACATTCTATTGCGTGGACACATGGAAAGGTACTCTTACTGAAGATGGGCATCAAACCGATCCTGATGTAGTGAATGATCGACTATTTGAAGTTTTTAATCTTAACTTAGCACCTTTCGCTGGTTATTATAACCCAATTAGATCTACAAGTGTTGAAGCTGCATCGCAATTTGAAAATAACTCATTAGATTTTATCTATATTGATGCGTCACATGAATATATAGATGTTAAAAATGACATTCAAGCTTGGTTGCCAAAATTGAAAAAAGGTGGTATAATTGCAGGTGACGATTATAATTCATCTCAGGTATCTAGAGCTGTTCGCGAGTTTTTCGGTAATTCAATTGTGTCTCCTAATAGATTTACTTGGATACATTATTCAAAATAAGGACAGAAATAATGAAGATACACAAACCAGAGGGTGAAAATTGGCTGGGTAAATACCCTCACAATACATTTGAAACATATCAACTGTCAGAATACAATTTAGCTATGTCAAAGGTAAAAAATAGAAGAGTGGCCATTGATGTTGGAGCAAATTTAGGAATTATGTCCTATCGAATGGTAAAAGATTTTGAATATGTACACGCATTTGAGCCATTATTTCATGAGTATATTTTAAAAAATGTGACTAGTGATAATCTCAAAGTTCATCCTTATGCTGTAGGAGACGAAGAAAAAATAGAAACCATGAGAGTCGGTATATACCGTAGTGGTGGTTCTAATATTGTAAAAACAAAAGAGAAAGATCAAAAATACCAAGATGTGAGAGTAGTTAAAATTGATTCATTCAATATCAAAAATGTAGATTTTATGAAGATTGATGTTGAAGATTATGAATTATATGCACTATTAGGTTCATTAAATACAATTCAAGAATTTAAACCAACAATTTTAATAGAATTGCAGACATCAAATCCTAATTACCAGAAGATATTAGATTTATTTGAGTCAATGAATTATAAGCGTGAAATAGTCGGTGAATTGGATAGTGTATTTTATCAATAAGGTGATATATGAAAGCGGTTTGTATAGTAGTTAAAGGTAATAAAATATCAGAACAAGGTTATAATAGGCTTGTAGAAACATCAAAACAAGTCGGTAATGATTTTGATATTCTAAAATGGAATGCAATCACACCTGAAACTGTGGATAATTTTATGCTTAATGCCAACATTAGATGGAATTATCCATGGAAAGGTTCTGAGTATGATAAAGATACTGAATTACTTAAGAGTGCTTATACTACGGCAAATCCAAAAGCTAGAATAGCTTGTGCTGCAAGTCATTATTGCCTCTGGAGTGAAAGTGCATTTAATGACACAACTATGTTAATTCTAGAACATGATGCGATGTTTATAGAAAAATTAGATTTTGATCCAAATGATACAAATGCTAATATAATTGGCATTAACAATCCAATTGGTGCCACAAGGAGGGCAAATTTATTTCATTCTAAAATACAAGAATCGGAACTACCATTTCAATTAGTACCGATTATAGACGATGATAAAATACCACAAGGATTGGCAGGTAATTCTGCATATATACTTAAACCAAATGGAGCCAAAAAATTATTGGAATTAGTAGATAAACATGGTCTTTGGCCTAATGATGCTATTATGTGTCGGCAATTAATTCCAAAATTAGGTGTTACTAAAAAATATTATACTAAAGTTCAAGGTTTACAATCAACGACATCATTATGAAAACATATGTAATTACAATCACAACACTACCAAAATCAGTAGAAATTGCAAAGCGCTGTATTGAAAGCGGAAAGCAATTCGGAATAGATATTGAGATTTTTCCTGCTATTACGCCGAAGGATGGTGTATTTAAATTAGCCAAAAAATATGATATTAATATAAGTGGTTTTGATGAACGATTTTCTAGAAAAGAAAATGCAATTGCTTGTTTTCTATCACATTATAGTCTTTGGAAAAAGTGCGTTGAAACAAATGAGAACTTATTCATTTTAGAACACGATGCCGTAATTATAGATAAAATAGATATGAATTTAAACTTCAAGGGTGTCTTATCACTTGGTAAACCTTCATATGGAAAATTCAGAGTTCCTGCTAATGGTATCAGTCCATTAACTTCAAAAGACTATTTACCTGGTGCTCATGCATATATGATAAATCCCAAAGCAGCTACAGATCTAATAAATAGATCAAGGTTGAAAGCAATACCTACGGATGTTTTTATAGATAGACGGAATTTTTCGTGGATTGAAGAATTTTATCCATGGCCCGTGGAAGTCCATGACTCATTTAGTACAGTACAAAAACTAACAGGTTGTGTCGCAAAACACAATTACAAAGAAGGTTTTGAGATAATATGAAAGAGTGGTTTGAAAATAAAAGTGTTGCATTAATAGGCAATGCTATGTCTCTTTTTGACAAAGATTACGGATCTGAAATTGACTCGCATGATGTTGTTGTGAGACTAAATAAGGCTGCAATGTTATATAGTAATATGGATGCAGAAAAGAGTCACGGAAGAAGAACCGATGTTTGGATCTTTTGGAATACCAGTGAATATCGAAATCATTTCCCAAAATGGCCAAATGTAAAAAAGATGCACGCTGGACACCAGGCAAGATTTGATGCAAACACAAAATATGCAGATTTTGTATATCCTATGATACCAAATTATGAAAGACTTCGTAGAAAAGCAGGTACTCATAATAATCCGACAACGGGTCTTATTGCTATTGATTGGATTATGTATTGTAATCCTAAATCATTAGATATATACGGGTTTGATTGGAAAGAAACACCAACATTTACCGATCCCAAAAGAGTAAGAGATAGAGTGTGTCCACATGATTTTGTGACCGAAAAGGCATATGTTGCATCAGAAATATTGACATTACCTAACGTGAGATTAAGATCATGAATGAATGGTTTGATAATAAAACAGTTGCTATTATAGGAAATGCAAAGTCTCTTTTTAATAAATCATATGGATCTGAAATTGACTCACATGATGTAGTTATTAGGATCAATAAAGGTATAGAAGTTTGTTCACAAAGAACTAATATTGAAACTCATGGAATAAAAGTTGACATATGGTGTTTTAATCTTTATAAATCGCTGGAAGTATTTGACAATTCTATGAAAAGTAAAATACCACAGACCTATAAAAGATTACAGATGAATTATGCTTTACCAAATACTAAATTTGATTCTAGTATTAGTCAAGATGCAATAAATGAAATAAAGGATCTATTTACACCTAAAAAGGTCACAACTGGCTTTAGAATATTGCATTATATGACAAAATTTAATCCAAAGTCAGTAGATGTTTACGGGTTTGATTGGAAAGAAACACCAACATTTTATATCAAACACAAAAGTTTTGCAGATGTTGATCACGACTATAGCAAAGAAAAACAATACTGTTATAAAACATATTTTGATACTGGTGTTTTTAACTTGAAGAACTAACTTTTTTATAAATATTGCAAATGCCACTTTAGTAGAGTTTTCAAATGGAAGATAAAAAGAAATCGAAGATCAATCCAAAAGGTTTTGATCCAAAGAAGTATATAGAAACAGAACCAACAATGTCAGATAGAACAATGTCTGAAGCAAAAGACAAATCTGTTGTCTTGACATTTGGTAGATTTTCCCCTCCAACAATTGGACATGAAAAACTCGTAAATAAGATTAAAGATGTTGCAGCTGCACGTAAAGCAGAACCAATGGTCTTTACTTCACATACATATGACAAGAAGAAAAATCCATTGACATATGATCAAAAGATAGATTTTCTTCACACCGCGTTTGGACCGATTGTCAAGAAAACATCTGCAAGAACTCTTATTGAAGTTGCTAAAGAACTTTCCGGTAAATATGACACACTTATTGTTGTAGTTGGTTCCGACCGAGTACCAGAGTTTCAGACACTACTTGACAAGTATAATGGTAAAGAATTTGAGTTTAAAACTATAGAAGTTGTATCCGCAGGTGAAAGAGATCCAGATGCTGATGATGTTTCTGGAATGTCTGCATCAAAATTAAGATCACTCGCAGTTGCAGGTGATTTTGAAACATTCAAGAAGGGTCTTCCTTCTAAACTAAAAGCACATGCTAAAGAAGTATATGAAACTGTTTTAAGAGGAATGAAACTAATGGAAGACTTCGAGGAAACTGATCTACAAGAAAAGATAAATCCACTCGATTTTATGCAAAGATTAAAGCGCTCTATGGTTATGAAGCGCTATCATGGTAAAATTGAAGCTGCACGAAAGAGAGCACAAAAGCGCCGTGCATCACCTGAAAAATTAAAGGATAGAGCTCGTAAGAAAGCATTGGCACTTTTGAGAGCAAGACTTACAAAGTCAAAGTCATATGGTGAAATGTCACCTGCTGAAAAGCTTGCAATTGACCAAAGACTATCTAGAATACCACAGGAAGTAATCAATAGAATTGCTCAAAGACAACTTCCTGTTGTAAAGAAAGCTGAAATCGAACGTATTGCAGCATTGAATGCAGCTAAAAATGAAAGTGTCGATGATCAATTTGAGATGTTCCTTGAAAATTTTATGCAGGAGTCCGACAAACTAAATAAAGACTATCATGTCGGACTCTCAAAGTCAACGATAGCAAAGAGACAAGCACATTTCAATAAAGGTGCTGCTATGGATGATAATAATCCTGCTGCTTACAAACCAGCACCAGGTGACGCAAGAGCAAAGACAAAACCTTCTGTATACACAAAGCGCTTCCACAAGATCTTTACTAAAGAAGGTAAAGTCAAGCACGATATGCGTTTCAAGATGTACAAACCAAAGGTCAATATCTACGAGTCAACTGAGTCATATTTTGAAGAGTTGAATGATCTTGTAGAATCAATTGAAATGATCTTTGAAAGTCCAGAAGTTGGTCTTAAGAAAAAGGCTGAACAAACTGGAATTTCATATGGTATTCTAAAGCAAGTATATGATCGCGGTGTTGCTGCTTGGAGAACAGGTCATAGACCAGGTACAACTCCATCACAGTGGGGTTTTGCAAGAGTTAACTCATTTGCTACTGGTGGAAGAACTCGTCAAACAACCGATGCTGATCTATGGGCAAAACACAAAGGCAAGAAAAATGAATCTGTCGATGATCCATGTTGGGATGGTTATAGACAGATTGGAATGAAAACCAAAAATGGTAAAGAAGTTCCAAATTGTGTCAAAGAAGGCAATGCCATGGATATGGCTCGTGATTCTATTGCTCGCGAGAAAGAAGCAGATGCACAAAAACATAAAAATATGCTAGATAATGCTCGTAAGGTTGATGCCAAGCGTCGTGTATTAAATACAGAATCATCTGATATTATTAACAAAATTATTGAACGTGAACGTAGACATAAAGAAATAGCCAAAGCACTTAAAGATTTTTCTGCTGTTGCTAAAACTGTTGACTCTGATGATCACATGTATCATGCAGCAAAAATTGTCAAGTCTCACGATATGGCATTGACTGCATCAGATTTAGTAAAACTTTATAATCGAATTAAAAACTCAAAAAGTTTTGAGAAAGCATACAATAATGTTGACGCATGGGAATCATTCAAGATAAACATTGATAAATCAAAGCCATCTAATAGAGAATATGGAACTGATAGTCTTGTTAAAATACTAAAGAGTGACACACCAGGTGAAAAATTGGATGAAATTAAAATGGTTCCTCCACTTAAGCATGCTAAAACAACCGTTCCTGATTTTGTCGAACCAGCCACACCAGATATAGCTGTAAACGTTTCAAAGCACAATAAACATCATCTTGGTATTGGTCTTAATCTAAAGCAGATGATACAACATGCCCTTAAGAGTAGAGATGTAGATCTGGACGGTGATGTTGATGCAGAGGATAGAAAGGTTGTTGGTGACGGTGAACTTGTTGCGGACCCTTCATTCGATCAAACAAAGACACCAGGTGAAGCAACTTCCAAGATGAAGAAAAAATACGAGAAAGAAGCAAAACACACTAAGCCAGGTGTTGCTTTTGAAAGTGTAGATGAGAAATTTGAAACATTTCTCGAAGGTAAAGCAAGAGGATTTGAAGGAAAAATGGTTGATGTTCCCAATGTTCCTGTTAGAATGGCAAACGGCAAAATAAAATCATTTCCTGCTGGTAAAAGTAGCAGTTCAGATGGCGGAGACGGAGACGGAGAATAAATGTTACGTTTTAAACAGTTCGTACTAGAAGCTGAAACATGCCCGATATTAACAGCTGCTCACATGAAAGCATTTGAGCAGTTTGTAGACAAAATGTTTGACAAATTCGGAATTGACTTCGAGTTTACAAAGCATTTTCGTGAACGTATGTCACACGAGCGCAATGATCCATGTATTGACATGAAAGAGCTAGCTGGTATGATCCAGAAAATCTATAAGAAGTATCAACACGGTGAAAAGTCATTAAACAAGTTTGTTGATGCAGAAGCCGTTATTAAGGATCTTCAAACTGACCTAAATATGCCAATCGCAGTTGAATATGACAGAGACAAGGATGAACTTGTTGTTATTGCAAAAACAATCATGCGCAAAAAGAATTTCTCAACTCCTAATCCAGTGTTGAAGGTATGATCAAATTTAAAAAGTATCTTGAAGAATCAAAGAAGGCTTCTAAGGAAGAAGCTGGTTATCAAGATTCTCCTAAAAACGGAAACAAATGTATTAATTGCACTATGTGGAGAGATCCTAATAAGTGTAGTGCAGTTGCAGGCATTATTTCACCAAATGGTTGGTGCGAATGGTATGCAGGTGGTGCATATGGTAAAAGAGGTAAATTAGCCGAAAGTTCTAATATTTTAGATAAGTGGGAAAATACTGAACCAGCTAATTATGTCAAACATCTACAAAAATTCTTTGGTGAACCAGATGAATTAACAACTAAGAGAGCTATTTGGCATAATCAAGACGGATTTAAACGAATTGAAGTCTTGGATGAATTTATTTTACACTCTTCTCCAGCTCCACATTATGACTATGTTTACTCTTATGTTGATTTAAAGGTACCTCATGATTTATCCGATGATTTAGCAAAAAGCAGTGAAAGTATTTTAATTGATCATCTAAAAGGTGAAGTAGGTGCTCGTTGTGCCAGTTTAAGTGCTAATGCAGTTACTATACAGTATGTAATTGATGTTGTTGAAGGTAATATTAAACCATCTAAAACTGAATATGAAACTCGTATTAAAGCAATGAAAAAAATGTTTGCAGATGGAAAAAGATTTAAACTAGATTGGTGGCCCGATATGACAGGTGACACTGATCCTAAAAATCCATATTATAAAGAAGATTAATATGCTTACATTTAAATCATTTTTAGAATTAGATGAAATGCTAAAGCAAGTTAAAACACCAGAAGGTGAAACAAAATGGGCTGTTGTAAGCAAATCTGATCCTTCCAAAGTTTTACAGTATTATCAAGGTGAAGGAAAACCTTCCAAAGAATGGTTCAATAAAGTAGAACGTAGAATACAATATTTCAAACATAGAGGATAACATGAAACGATTTAAGGAACTAAGAGAAGAACTACTCAGTGAAGGTGGCGGTGATATGATGCCAGCTGATGACATGACTATCAGCGAATTGAAAATTGCATGCTACGCAGCAAATAATATTCTGGAAAGACTAGAAAATGGTGCTATGATTCAGCGCTGGCAGATTAGTGCAATTGTCAAGGCAAAAGAAGAACTTGCATCTGTGTATACATCAATAAGTGCCGATGAAGATAATGATGATGAGTACGATGATGAATGGGATATGGAAGATGAAGAAGAGCCAATGTACGTTGGTTTTGAATATCCTTCTATGTACGGTGAAGCAACTGAAGTTGGAAAAGCAGGTCCTGCTAAACTTGTATCATATGGGCCAAAAGGTGATAAAGTAACAGCAAGCAAAATTGCAGGTCATATTGCAAAGCGTGCCAACGATTATACAGGCGGTAATGCTGAACTTGTCAAGAAACTTTCTAGTGAAGTTGCCAAACACGGTGACACAACTGCAAATGAATTGATCGGAAAGCATAAAATAATAGCAAAGAATATTGGCATGGATGCAAAAGCAGCTCATAATCTTATTTCAGGTGCTGCATCAGCACTAAAAGAAGAAGTTGAACTTGATGAAGCAATGTATATTAAAACAACCCCAGGTCAACTAGAAAAAGCTGCTGATAAAGTTGGTGCAACTTGGGATAAAGAGAAAAATGCATACATTAAAAATGGTTTACAAGTAGGTTATACTAAATTAAAATCCAAACCAGGTGAAGCTCGTTCATATGATCATTTTATTCACCGTAAATTAAAAGAAGAAGCAGACTACAAAGTAACTGTTGACGGTCTTCCAGACATGTATATTAAAGCTGATAATCCTTCCGAGGTCAAGGCAAATCTTAGAAAGGTGGTCAAAAATCCTGAAATGATTAGAAATGTAGAACGAATTGCCAAATCATCACTACAGAAGATGTTCCGTGATAAAGCTGCTGGTAAGGAAGAAGTAACAGAAGGTTACAACGATCCAATCCATCGTAAGTACATCTCTGATACTGTTCACGACTATGTTGCAAAGGACGATCCGAAGCACGATAAGATAGTAGATCATCTACATAAGGCAAAGAACTTCGGTTCAAAGACTGTAGACTCTCTTTCAGATCATGCTGGAATTTCTTACGGCGCCGCAAAGTCAATTACAAAAGATGTTGCATCAAACCTAAAAGCAAACTTTGGAACAGCACAGAAAACACAGACTCAAGCACAAAGAGTAAATGCTTATCTAAAGCAAAAGCAAATTGGCCCAAGATCTAAGAAGTAAGGATATAAAATGAAAAGTCTAGCGGAACATACACTCGAACGTGCTGTAGTCTATCACATAGAAAATCAGCTTCCAATCTATGAGAATGTATTTAGAGCTTATAGTGAAATGCATTTCAAACTGCTCGAAGCAGTCAAGGGTCTTTATGAACAAGGTGAATATGCACCTATTAATGAAGATGAACAAGAAATGCTCGAAACTGATATTGGTACATGGGATGTATATGAAGGTATTCATGTTCCGCTAGACTATCCAATGTTCACAGAAGAAAGTGAACCAGAGTTAAACAAACCTAAACGCGGCGGCAGTAAAAAATTCTACGTATATGTTCGTGATCCAGACACAGGTAATGTCAAAAAGGTAGAATGGGGCGATACAACTGGATTAAAAATGAAAATCAGTGATCCAGAAGCAAGAAAGAACTTTGCGGCAAGACACAATTGTGCTGATAAAACTGATAGAACAACACCAGGTTATTGGGCATGTCGAACACCAAGATATGGTAAACAACTCGGATTAAGTCCAGATTCCACTGGCTCATTCTTCTGGTAAAAACATGTGTTATATTGATGAAAAGTTAAGTGAAACAAGTTGGATAAGAGAATTTGACCCTTCCGTTACAGAGTCCGAAGAATATGTCTGGCACCGAGATCGAAATGATCGAATAGTCGAAGTACTCGAAGGTGAAGGCTGGAAATTTCAGTTTGACAATGAACTACCATTCTTTATAAATAGAAACAACACATTTAGTGTACCAAAAATGGTCTATCACCGAATCATACCAGGCAAAACTAAACTGAGGATAAAAATAAATGAAGAGCTTTAAACAATTCTTCTCGGAAATTATTAATGAAGAAAAGCATCCAATTGTAAAAGAATATGATGCTTTAAAGAAGCATGATATTGATACTTTACGTTCTATGGCAAAGAAACATGGTAGAATAGTCGATGTATCTGGTCTTAAGACAAAAGATCATGCTATTACACATATTCTTCGTTCAAAACATGGTGATAAAAAAGTAGATCAAGCATTTGGATTTAATGAAGAAGTAGATCTTGATGAAGTATCTTCATCAACACTTCGCAGTTATATTGACAAGTCCCGTGCAGACAAGAAAGCGGCTATGAAGGATCGTACTGCTGCTGAGAAAAACGTCAAACAGTATGGTATGGCTTCTGACAAGAAAGAGCGTGATGATGCCGCTCGTCGTGTAGTTAACCGCAATCAGGGTATCTCAGTCGCGAACAAGAAGCTCAATACTTACCCTACCGACAAGGCGAAAGCTAAGGTCATGGCTCGTGAAGAAGTAGAACTTGATGAAGCTAAACTAGCGCGCAATACAAATACTGTTGGTGCTCATCATCTAGAACGAGATTCTGGCGACCACAAAATGTATACAGCTTATACTGGAAGTCTTGTTCGTCGACTCCATACTGTCACCGATAAGGATGATAATATTCTTGGTCAAGCAACATCTGCTGCAGCTGCAATGGCAAAAGCTAAATTGAAGAAAGCACACCGTGATGCTTTAATGCATGATGATAATCAAATTGTCAAAGTTCATGATGCACGCGGCGGACACAATGTTGGCACTCAAGTTTCTACACCAGGTAAAGGCAAATGGTTTAAAGATCATGAGGAAGCACTAAAATATGCAAAATCACTACCTGGAAAAATCCGTCATGCGGATGAAAAAGGGCACGTATATTAAAAGTTGGATTTTAATGCTAAAATTAATACGAAAACTATTCAATGGTAACTTAATTCAAGAAATCATAAATAACTTTGATCCGTATCATATTAATGAATTAACACGTGCAGAATTAAACAAAACAAAGGAGACTAAAAATGGCACTATGGGGAAAGACTGATACTTTGGCATCAGCACCAAAGTTCTTGTCAAGCGCAGCAGATGCAAATAGAAACATAGATATTGACAATGCATTCTTTGTCGATACTACAGAAGCTGCTGTTGCTTCAAACAGAGCAAAAGGTATTAGAACACCAGGTTGGATTCTTTACAAAGAATACGGCAATGGTCGCAAGTATGTAGAATCACTTGTACCAATGAAAGTAACTGCAGTTGCTGCAGGTGACCTAGGTGTAACTGGTAATACTGCAGTAGAAGATACAACAGTAGCAGACGCCTAATAACCTAAAATGAAACTAGGAGAATCAACCTTTCTTTTATATGCTGCCAAATATTATGATAATCCGCACTGTCATGATATTACGGAATTTGAAGAAGACATAAAAAGGTTTCAATATCTACGAAAACTTTTTGGTCGCTATAAACAATTTGGAGATTTGAAAGAAAGGTTGATTCTCAATCATCTTATTATCATATATAATTGTTTTGGTATTAATGCGACTAATATGCTTTTTATGAAATTAAATGACTATCACGAATATTTAAAACCTTTCGTGGAATATCTAAATTTTATGACAGATTATGTAGAATATGACGGTAAAATTATATATGCTAATAAGATTAATTCTGATCCAATAATAGTAGAAAAACTAGGAGAAATATAATTGTTAGTTGATCTATATCTAGTATACCAATTCTTAAGAAGACTAACCACTCCTTTCGAGGAGTGGGATGCCTATAAATTAGGTGTCATTGATGCCGAAGGCAATATTCTTAGGAAAAAAGATCAACGAAAAACCCAGGAAGAAAAAGACTCCCTGGGCACATTTGATCTCATGATTTTAAAATTGAAAAAACTACTTGCAAAAGTACCAGGTGGTTCATCTAAACTTGCATCATATGCAGCTGCACTCTGGCTGATTCGTGAATGGAATCATTTCTCCGATTCATCTACTCTTACAGAGGATATATCGGAAGAGGTATTGGATGAATCAATAGATTTATTTTATGATATGTATATCAATTATACCATACTATCGGAAGATGTCAACCAAAAAATCAAAGAAGATGGTGCAATTGGTATGACTGCTGGTTCTGGTGCAGTAGCTGGAATAGGTATAGGACCTCAAGGAGAACCTGGTTTAACTCGTGCTCAACAGAAAAAGCACAGAGCAAGAGCAGCGGCAACATTTAATTCAGATCCTTTAAAGCGTAGAAAAACATTTTCGGATTTTCTAAAAGATGATTTGACAGTACCTGATATAAAAGTTTCAGATACTGTAGTTGGTGAACCTGGAACCGGTGATACAGCAGCAAGTGGTTATCGCCCAAAGAAAAAATATAAAAAACATATAAGGACAGTGGCAGCACAATGATTACACTTTCACAATTTCAACAGATGATACCAACAAACAAAGAAGCAGCTGAATGGTATGATATAACAATTGACTTCTTTGAAAAGTATAATATAACAACACCACTACGTATAGCTAGCTTTATGGCACAATGTGCACATGAGTCACAGGACTTTCGTGCACTTGAAGAGAACCTAAACTACAGTGTCGAATCACTTTTAAGAGTATTCCCACGGTATTTCGGTAAAGGTAAAGCCGATCCTGCTGCATATGCAAGAAATCCAGAAAAACTTGCAAACTATGTATACATGGATGTGAATAGATCAAAGCAAGGTGCTCTTGGTAATACACAACCTGGTGATGGTTGGAAATTCCGTGGCGGTGGTATCAAGCAATTGACTGGCAGAAATAACTATGCAGTTTTCGGCAAAGACCTCGGAATGACTGCTGATGAAGCAGCTGCTTATGTTCGCACAAAGAAAGGTGCTCTTGAGTCTGCATGTTGGTTCTGGAAAAAGAACAATCTTGAAAAATTTGCAGATGCAGATGATATTGTTGGAATGACAAAGAAGATTAACGGCGGAACAATCGGTCTTGAAGATAGACAAAAACGTTATGTCAATGCAAAGAAAGTTATTGGTTCTTCCGTAAGTGCAGCACCAGCTACCAAATCAGCTCCTGTAAATACACAGACTACTGAAACAGTGACACAAAAGCCAGCATCTACAACTTATCCAACAATCCAGAAAAGATCAACTGGTGATGTTGTGAAAAAAGTTCAGCAGAAACTTGGATTGGCTGCAGATGGTGTATATGGCTTACAAACTGAAATAGCGGTCAGATCATGGCAGAGAACTAATAAATATACCGCAGATGGTATTATGAATGATGAACAAATCAAAAAATTATTAGGAGCTTAATATGTCAATCCAGAAAATAATCCAAGAATCAATTAATAAAAATCCTTTGGAAGTCAAGGAAGCACTTGCCGAAGAACTAAGAAACAGAGTAGCAGAAGCACTTGTTGCAAAGATGGAAGAAGTAGATCTTGATGAAGAATTTAAAGATGGTGATAGAGTTCATTGGCATGATCCAGATCTCGACAAAAAACATACAGGTACAATAACAATGGCGCGTGCTTTGACCAAAAAAGGTATCAAACACGCAAAAGTTCGCATTGATAACTCTCACGGAACTACATCAAATATTCCTCATTCACGCTTAACTAAGATAAATGAAGAAGTTGATCTTGATGAAGCAGTTGAAGTCCGTCATGATCGCTACATGAGATCACACGGCAAGAAAGCACGTGACTCTGGTCAAGGTTCTTCACAGTGGATGTTCACTCACAAAGAATATGGCACACCTGATTACAATAACAGTAAAGAAGTTCATACTGTTCGTGGTAAGTTTGCTGATGCTAAAAAGTCTGCTCAGAAGTGGGCAAAAGAACATGGTCACCATTCAGTCTATGTGATGGAAGAAGTTGAGCAGATCGACGAATTGAAAAGATCTACTCTTGCCTCTTATGTAAAGAAAGCAGCTGGTGTTGGTCACCGCAATACTCTTCCAAACGCAATGAGAGACAGAGCTACTGCTGCTGCTATTGGTGACAAAGAGTGGTATAAACAATCTGGTCGTAACGCAGATAATCGCTCTAAGGGTATTCAAAGAGCCGCTGACCGTCTCGCAAAAGAATAAGTTAAACAAAAAGGAACAAGCAAATGTCAATTCAGAAAATAATTCAAGAGGCAATCAATAAGAATCCTCATGATCTAAAAGAAGCACTAGAAGAAGAACTTCGTGATCGCATTCGTCTTGCACTTGAAGCAAAAATGAGTGATGAAGAAGATGATGACTCATCTGAAGAAGATGAAGATGAAGAAGATGACGATGAAGAAGATATGAAAAAAGAATCAGTAGAACAAATTGATGAGCTCAAAAAGTCTACTCTTGCCTCTTACGTAAGTAAAGCTGCTGACAACGCTGCGACACATGGTATGAAATATGGTGAGAAGAAAGCACAGTCAGACGAGATGGATCGCATGATGAATCGTCACATGTCCTATTCTGACAAAGACCAAGTCCGTAAGATTATGAAGACTACCAGCGATGATGTTGATGCTCCTCGTAGAAAGGCAGCAAAGCGTCTTAAGGGTATTGATTTAGCAGTCAAGAAACTTTCAAAGGACTAAGTAATGCAAAAGTGGATTATCATAGGTATCTTGATTACTTTGATGTCTAGTGCTGCGGCATTCTATTATCACAGCACTCAGAAAAGAATTGCAGATCTTATAGCTAACAATGCTACATTAGAAGCAAATGTTAATACTCTTGAGACTGCAAACGAGCAAAATATCCAGACCATTGATAATCTACAAACATCTTATCAAAAAGTCCAAGAAGATTTTTCACGAGTACAGTCCGAGTTTCAAATTATAAGATTGCAAAATAACGAGTTAAAGGAGCGTCTAGGTCGTCATGAACTAGACGCTCTGGCTTCTGCAAAACCTGGTCTTGTCGAAAAGACAGTGAACAATGCTTCGGCAAATGCTATGAGATGTTTTGAATTGATGTCTGGTTCGCCTCTGAATGAAAAGGAAAGGGCTGCAACAACCGAACGTCAGTTCAATTCAGAGTGCCCTTGGTTATTCTTGGAGTTGAAACAATGATAAAATATGTAATATTGACTTCTGCTCTTTTTCTGGCTGCTTGTGGTTCATCTACAAAAGTAGAACCTGTAAAGCCTGTTGAAGTGCGAACAATAGAAATACAAAAACCAGCACCTGTAGTTCCTACAGTAGATCAACTTAGATTAAGAAAAGTTGAATGGGTTATTATAACACCTGAAAATGCCGAACAAAAATTCAAAGAAATTAAAACTGGTGAAGCTGTATTCTTTGCATTAACCACAGACGGTTATGAAAATATAGCATTAAATCTATCTGATGTGAGAGCATTAATAGATCAACAAAAGAAAATAATAGCTATATACGAATCACAATATAAATAAAATCATGAAAGCAGATACCTGGTTACAGAAATATTGGCGCCCGATGATGGCCGTAGTTTATATGGTTATCATTTTATTCGATTTTATCGTGTTTCCAATATTCTGGAGCATTATACAAGTTTATGGTCCTGCAGGTGTTGTGACATTACAATGGAATCCATTGACTTTATTATCCGGAGGTGTATTTCATGCTGCTATGGGTGCAGTACTTGGAGTCGCTGCCTGGACTCGAGGTAAAGAAAAAATAGAACGTGTAAAAACCGCATATGAGGAAGGCACCAATGGGGGACAATGAAATCAATAGCTTGAAAACTGATATTGCATTGATACAAAAAGATGTCAAGCAAATTGAACGAGTTTTCACGAAGGTAGATAATGCTGTTGAACAAATGTCAGAGATACTAAAAACAATTGCAGTGCAGGAAAACATCTTGGAAAACAATGAAAAGAGAGTTTCTGCACTTGAAGAAACAATAAAGAAACACAACGAAGAAGAAGAGCAATTTAGAAAAGAGTTTACGCAAAAGTTCGAAGATATGAAAGAAACCTCTCAAAGAGAAAGAGAGCGTAGACACCGTGAATTATTAGATTCCATTGAAAATCTAAACAAATCTATGTCCGAAAAGCTTGAAAAACAAGATAAGAGGATCCAATCTCTTGAAAATTGGCGTTGGTATCTTCTTGGAATAGGTGTAGTTCTACTTTTAATCCTAAATAAGTTACCTTGGGCAATAATTTTCGGTTGACAAATCCTCAACCGAATTTATAATGTACTATACATATATTCATTGATAGGTGAGTTTCCATGGTTGACTATGTCGATCTTCAATATACTATGCTTTTATCTTCCCGCCTTGAAAAGTTCAAGGTTAAATCTACAAACCCTTACAAGATCAATTTCCGTTGCCCAGTTTGTGGTGATTCCCAGAAAAGTAGAGTCAAGGCCCGCGGATGGCTGCTTGAAAAGAATAATTCTTTTCATTTCTATTGTCATAACTGTTATGCAAGTAAGACATTCAAGACATTTCTGAAAGATGTCGACAATCTTGTATATAATGATTATGTTGCAGAAAAGTATTTGAAAACTGCAAAAGAAGGTGAACAACCTCTTGACAAATTAAAACCTTCAAAGCCAGAATTTAAGAAATATGTCAATCCACTGAAGTCGATAAAGAAGATCAGTCAGTTGGCATTTGACCATCCTGTCAGACAATACATTGATAAGCGCAAAATACCAACTTCACAACACTATCGGTTGTATTATGCGCCAAAATTTATGACATGGATCAATTCCATTATTCCAAACAAATTCCCAAATGTTGAAAAGGATGAACCTCGATTGATCATCCCATTCATTGATGGTGAAGGTAAAGTGTTTGGTTTGTCTGCTCGTGGCTTCAATCCAAAGGGACTTCGTTACATTACAATCATGTTTGAAGAGGTTCCAAAGATCTTTGGACTTGACAAAGTCGACTTTACTAAACGATACTTTGTTGTTGAAGGTGCTATTGACAGCATGTTCTTGTCCAACGCTGTTGCCATGGCTGGTGCTGATGGTAATACAACTGGACTTAGAAATCTTGAAAATGCAATTTTTGTGTTTGACTCTGAGCCACGAAACAAAGAAATCCATAAGCGGATGGAAAAAGTTATTCGTGATGGTCACTCAATCTGTATTTGGCCTTCTAATATGCCAGGTAAAGACATCAATGAAATGGTTCTGAGTGGTATGGAAGATGTTGAAAAGGTGTTACTGAATAACACATACAAAGGACTTGAAGCAAGTTTGAAACTTATGTCATGGAAAAAGGTTGGTGCCTAAACACCAACCTTCATATTACTTTTCTTCTTTTACTTCTTCGTCGTCTTCATCTTCTTTGCGTCTACCTACAGTAGCTCCGCCTAACATAATACCAGATAATGTACCAGTTAAGAATGTAGCAATTGGTTGGATCAATTCAAAAAACTTTTCATCATTTGGAGATGTATACATTGGTTGTGTAACATGAATTAATGAATATAGAACTGCAAAAATAGTACCTGTAAGGGTAAATGCAAGACAGATACCAACAATAAATCTTAACTTTGCATTTAATAGTTCTATTGTAGTATCAACTTTTCTTTTACTGCGCATTTAGATCTTCCTCTTTACAATTGCACTCTGGATTTTCAATATTACTTAAAATATCTTGCGGAGTATCAATGATAGTTGTATCAGTTGTTTCAGTCGTAACTTTTTCTGTAATAATTTCTTCAATAGTCGAAGTTTCAATCTTAATCAAATCTTCAGTGCAAAGACCTGCTGCTTTACATACAGGTGGAGTACACTCCTCAGTACCCCAGTTAACTGGATCTTGACATTCATACCTAAATCTATCTTCAGAAAAAAAGACAAAACCTATTCCAATGATCAATGCTAATATAGGTAAATACATATACATGTCTAAAATTCCTATTTTCATCGACCTATCCTTTCGTGTGTGATGAAATTCATGGTATAGGTCATTTGTTTCAGAGCGAATTTCACGAACTATTTATAAAACGGAGATATTAATGATAAATGCTATATTAGCACATGACGACAAATATGGTATTGGAAAAAACGGTGAATTACCTTGGCCACATAATCCAGCTGATATGAAGTGGTTTCGAGAATGCACCAATGGCCATATTGTTGTAATGGGACGAAAAACCTGGGAATCACTTGGTAATAAAAAGTTACCTAATAGAACCAACATTGTCGTTACAAGATCAAAAATTGAAGGCACGCCAGATGGTAAATATTTTGGAGATATGGATAAGCTAATTAGAATGCTGAAAATGGAATATCCTGATCTTAAGATATGGATTATAGGTGGCGCTGATATCTATAAACAAACATTGCATCTATGTGATAACATTTATTTGACACATATGCCCGGCGACTATGAATGTGACACATTTGTTTCAATGAAAGAATATCTATGTGGATATGCGGAATTGGCAAAGAAGGAGCAAGACGGGCTGACATTTAGTATTTGGAGAAAAGTATGAAATTGATAGTTAAAATACCGTTAGATGAGAATTTTGATAAAACTCAAAAAATATTAGAAAAATATTCATATAGAAAAACTTATACAACTAGGTTGTGTCCCCCAAATTTAATCGAATATGAAATTGATAGTCATGGAGAATATGGTTCTGAACTTCTTAAAAATTCATTTACGAAAATATATTCGGAAAGCCGTTTCAAGGAACATTGCAAATTTGAGGTCATATCATGAAACAATATCATAAACTATTAGAAGATATTCTAGAATATGGGGAAGATGTAAATGACCGGACTGGAGTGGGAACAAGATCTATTTTCGGATACCAAATGCGGTTCAATCTCGCGGCAGGTTTCCCGGCGATCACTACGAAAAAGCTCGCGTGGAAATCAGTCGTCGGTGAAATCCTCTGGTTCCTCGAAGGTGGAACTGACGAAAGAAGACTTGCTGAACTCACTTTTGGAAAACATAGAGTTGACTTGGTCGGAAAATCAACCATATGGACTGCAAACGCAGACAAACAGGGTAAAGACCTCGGTTATGTCAACAACCAGTTTACAAAAGAGCTCGGACCTGTCTATGGCGCGCAATGGCGTAAATTCAACGGTATCAAGTACGGTGACTACGGAGAGGACCAAATCCTCGGAATCATTAATCAACTCAAACATCATCCAGATTCAAGACGAATCATTCTATCAGCATGGAACCCTAATCAATTACATGAAATGGCACTCCCTCCATGTCATGCATTCGCCCAGTTTCGTGTATATAACGGCAAGTTAAGTTGTCAAATGTACCAAAGAAGTGCAGATGTATTTCTTGGAGTTCCATTTAACATTGCATCATATTCACTGTTGACTCACATGCTTGCCAAAGAATGTAATCTTGAAGTTGGTGATTATGTGCATACTATTGGAGATGCACACATTTATTCTAATCACTTTGATCAAGTCAAAGAACAACTTTCAAGAACAGAATATCCTTTACCAACTCTTGAAATAGATCCAGACTTTGATTTAGCAGATAGATTGAAAAATGGTTTTAGATTGAATGATGTATCATGCTTTAAGTTGACAAACTATCAAAGTCATGATACTATAAAAGCACATATGGCTGTTTAAAAATATTTTTAGTCCATCAATAGGTTGTGGTTTATTGGGAATAAATATCACATGTTGACTCAAACAGACTAAAAATCCTCCAATTACATTTATTATAACCCTATTCTTAGGGCCATGAATTATTTTCTCTATTAACAATTTAAAGGAAAGGGTACTTACAGATGTTAGATAGTTCAACTACAGAACATTCTAAGACCGTAAATTACGTTACCAAACGAAACGGCTCTACCGAACCTTACGACAAGAATAAAATCAGTACTGCCGTATCAAAAGCAATGAAGTCAATCGGTATTAGAAGTAAAACAATGCCAGATGAAGTGGCAATCGAAGTGACTGATATACTAAATAAAAATGCAATAACTGATGTTATCGTGAGTGTCGATACGGTTCATAGAACAGTTGAAAACGTCCTAATGGATATGGGACTTCATGACCTGGCTCGTGAATATATTCTCTATCGTCATAATAATATGCCGAATATTTTCCGCAAAAGAACTAATCTAAAACCATACGAGTATCCACAACTAATCGAATATCTAGAAGCAATTCGTCATTCATATTGGGTTCATACAGAATTTAATTACTCTTCAGATATTCAAGACATGAAAGTAAGAATGACACCACAAGAAGCTGAAATTGTCAAGAAAGCAATGCTCGCAATTTCACAGATTGAAGTTCAAGTTAAAACATTCTGGGCAAAAGTTGGTGATAAACTTAAAAAGCCAGAAGTACAAGCAGTCGGTGTAACATTTGGTGAATCCGAAGTTCGTCATGCCGATGCATATTCAAACCTTCTAGAAATCATGGGATTGAATGAAGAGTTTGAAAAGATTGTAGATGTTCCTGCTATCAAGAAGCGTATTGCATATCTAGAACAATCTCTCCAAAATCCAGTAGATGATAAAGACTACTTCCATAACATTATTCTATTCTCCATGTTTGTAGAAAATGTTTCACTCTTTTCACAATTCCTTATCATGATGGCTTTCAACAAACACAAGAACCTCTTAAAAGGTATTTCCAATGCTGTTGAAGCAACTTCAAAAGAAGAAGATATTCATGCTAGATTTGGATTTGAACTTGTAAATATTATCAAGTCTGAAAATCCAGATTGGTTTGATAAGGATGCAATTGCAGAAGTAAATCGTCTCTGCAAAGAAGCATATAAGGCAGAAGCTATGATTGTAGATTGGATCTATGGTGATTCAGATCTAGACTTCCTACCAAAAGAGACTGTTAAAGAGTTTCTAAAACATCGTTTCAATCAATCACTACAAGCTATTGATCTAAAGCCACTTTATGATGTTGATCAGAAAGCAGTTCAAAGCACTGATTGGTTTGTCGAAGAAATTCTAAGTACTAAAAATGTTGACTTCTTTGTCAAGAGAAGTACTGCATATTCAAAGAAAACAAAAGCATTCACCGAGGATGATCTTTTTTAATTAGAGGTAACAATGACATACGAAAAATTTTATTGGTTGAACGAAGACTCAAGAACATTCCTTTCACGAGGTTACTTGAGTCCAGGTGAGACCGCAGAAGATCGAATTAGACAGATTGCTGAAACAGCAGAAAAATATCTAGGTATTCCTGGATATGCTGATAAATTCTATGACTATATGGCTCGCGGATTCTATTCACTATCATCACCCGTTTGGGCTAATTATGGCAAGAAGCGTGGACTTCCAGTTTCTTGCTTTGGTTCATACATTGATGATAACATGGAGTCAATTCTTTTTGGCGTTTCCGAAAACGGTATGTTAATGAAGAATGGTGGAGGTACTTCAGGTTACTTTGGTGCTGTTCGTCACCGCGGTGCTCCAATTACTGATGCAGGTGAATCATCTGGTTCCGTTCACTTCATGCAGATGTATGATACTCTTGCCTCTGTAGTATCACAAGGTTCTGTCCGTCGTGGTTTCTTTGCTGCATATCAGGACATTGACCATCCAGATGCCGACGAGTTCTTGGATATTGGAACAGAAGGAAATCCAATTCAAGGTCTTACAACTGGTATTGTTGTATCAAATGACTTCCTTGAAGGTGTCAAAAAAGGTGATGCAGAAAAGCGCCGTCTATGGGCAAAAGTACTTCAGCGCAGATCTGAAATCGGTTATCCTTACATTCTATTTGGTGATAATGTCAATGATAACAAGCCAAAGGTCTATAAAGACAAGAAGATGAAGATACATGCTTCAAACATGTGTATTGAAATTGCTCTTCCATCTTCAGTTACAGAGACATTTACTTGTGTTCTTTCTTCAATCAATGTTCTACATTGGGATGAAATCATCGAGACCGATGCTATTGAAGTAATGACCATGTTCCTTGATACGGTTTGTGAGGAATTTATTATCAAAACCGAAGGGCAAGAATATATTAAGCGTGCTCGTGAATTTGCAATGAACCATCGTGCACTTGGTGTTGGTATTCTTGGATGGCATTCATATCTTCAATCAAATATGATCGGCTTTGAATCAAAAGAAGCTGCCAGGAAGAATATGGAAATTGCTAAGACACTACGTGACCGTTCACATGCTGCATCTCGTGAACTTGCGGAAAGACTTGGTGAACCACCATTACTCAAGGGTTATGGCATGCGCAATACTACAACTATGGCAATTGCACCAACCAAGTCAAGCAGCTTTATCCTTGGTCAGGTAAGTCAGTCAATCGAGCCAGAGTTCTCGAACTGCTACGTCAAGGATCTTGCTAAGATGAAGGTCACTATCAAAAATCCATACCTTCAGAAGTTGCTTGAAGAAAAAGGCAGAAACACACCTGAAGTATGGGAATCAATCAAGGTCGCCGATGGTTCTGTCCAGCATCTTGACTTCTTGACTCCAGAAGAGAAAGAAGTATTCAAGACATTTGCTGAAATCAATCCATACACAATCGTTGATCACGCAGCAGTCCGTCAGCAATACATTGACCAAGGTCAGAGTTTGAACTTGATGCTTGACCCAGACATGACTGTAAAAGAAATCAATGCCCTTTATCTATATGCATGGGAAATGGGTGTTAAGAGCTTGTATTACAGTTACTCAATGTCTGCCGCACAAGCCCTGACCAGAAAACGAGTCATGGCTGCAGGTTGTGCCGCATGTGAAGCTTAAGAGAGAGGCCTTCGGGCCTCTTTTCTATTTACAAATGGAAAGAATCGGTATATAATGATAACATGAATAAAACTGGAAAGGATAAACATGTCCAACTTTGACAAAGTCGATAAAGCATTTGATCGAATTAACACCAAACTTGATCTGATTCTTGAACTTGTGACTGCACAAAAAGATGAAGATTGGAAACGTGTTGGTGAAGTTTGTAAGAAACTTGATGAATTGAAAAAGATACCTGTTCTTTCTGATTGACAAAACTTGTAGAATTGATTATACTGATTCTGTAAGGTGAAAGGAACCTCAAATGATCAAGATCTATCAGATTGCTCTTTCAGAAATGGATATTCTTCTTGCAAATTCTCAAGGTTTTGAATCCTCGCCCGTGGCACATGCCAAATATCGAATGATGTTGGGTGCCGGAAAGTGGAATGAAAAATATGTTCCCTTTTATAAGGCAACATATGAAGTTGACACTGATGATCTTGACAAAGCTTTCGAGATCACAAATCTTTGGAATGAAGATTACAAGGTGACTCGTCTCCGTCGGGGATCATCCTCTTCGGTTGGTGATATCTTTGTGAAAGATGGTGACTGCTACATTGTCGATAACTTTGGTTTCGTCAATGTTGGCAAATATGAAGGAATGAACTGATATGGCTGTTACTGAAATCAAAACTTACATGTGTTCAGATGGTAAGACATTCAATGATAAATGGGCAGCACAAGATCACGAACAAAAGTTAAATGATGCTGCTTTTTCCAAGATGTATGGTAATATCTCCGAAAAAGCCGCAAAGTGGCTTCGTACATCTTATAGTGGACAGCGCCTACGTGAAAAACATTCTCTTGATGAAGAAGGTATGTGGCGTATCCGCGGCGAAGATCCGAATTGTGACTTCAGTGGTCCCCATTATCAACCTGAACTTGGTACAGTCGAAGGTAAACTTCGAAATGTTGTCGAGCATGCTGTCCAAATGGATGGTTTCTATACTTGGGGCGGTGGTGGCGATATCACTAAAGTTTCTATCAGGAGAGTATAATGACAATTTTCCGCTTCAAAGGTAACGGCCTTCTCTATATGATTACCGTAAACGGACGTGGTAGTGGCCATAAAGCACATCCATATAAACACAACACAGAAATCGGCGTGAAATTCAACAGTCATGCTCGGTTTCGTGACTTCAAGTCAAATATGACAATGAATGATTTTATTGCAATCGCAGAGTGCTGATATGTGGTATACTGTATATGCAAGTGTTTTTACAATGACCCATCTTTGGTGGGCTTTGTTCTTTTTAATTGCTATCATTGCCGTTCGTATTCTATGGTGGGTAGCAATGAAAGACTATGATGTTAAACAAACAAAAAGAAATACAAGACGTGATTACATCACACTTCAACTTATAATGGAGCACAAAGAATGAAAAAACTTACGTTTGTTGCAGCAATGCTTTTAGGCACCGCTGCATTTGCGCAAACAGCTGCAATTCCGCAAGACGACATTAAGACTTATGTCAATGATCAGATTACAGATGCTGTAACACAATTGGACAATAAGATTAAGGATCACAAATCCGAACTTCAAACAAATTTTGAAACTCTAGAGAAACAAGTTGTTGCACTCCAATCAGTTGTTGATGAACTGACTCGTAAAGACAATATTAGTCATTCACGTGCATTCTTCCACTTTGATGGCTATGTTGCGACTGCCGAAAGTAATGCACTTATTGATGAAGTAGCAAAGTTTATGAAGGACTATCCTGCATATGTAGTGACCATCGAGGGTCATGCAGATGAACGTGGAACAAGAGAATACAATCTGTATCTAGGTGAAAAGCGTGCATCAATGCTCAAAGAAAGTCTTGTTTCAAAGGGAATTGATGCCAATAGAATCCAAACAGTCAGTTATGGAAAAGAGCGACCTGCTGTTTTAGGTTCAAATGAAGCAGCATGGTCACAAAACCGCCGTGGTGTATTTGTTCTAAACAAATGAGTTGACATTACCTTCCAATAGTATATACTGATTCTACAAGGTGAAAGGAACCTCAAATGAATAACTATGCTATTGAAGTTGCTCGTATCGGCGGTGACGCACTTATGAAATCCGTTCGCAAAGAATTTCCGAATGACTTTTTCATTGTTGCCCGAACCCCCGATGATCTTGTTCTCAGTGACAATAAGAAAAATGTCAAGTTCTCTCGCAAGAACTATCGCGTTCTTGAACGGCATGTGTTTGAAGGTTCCCGGGGTATTACTCGGAAATAAATAAAACTCCAAAGGGAGCAATTCTGCTCCCTTTGTGTTAACTGTAACAAACAAAAAGGGACTGCAAATGAGATTATTCACATTTGCGGCGACTGTATGTATTGCTTTATTAAGTACTGCTGCCGTCGCCGGTGAGTGCGACGCACGGAAAGAATTACAAGCGCTCGCACTAAACATTTATTATGAATCACGTGGTGAACCTGAAGAAGGTATGCGAATGGTAGGTGAGGTGACAATCAATAGAGTCGCATCATTACATTATCCTGATACTATTTGTGATGTTGTATATCAAAAAGGTCAATTCTCGTGGGTTTCATCAAGAAAAAGTAAAACACCAAAAGAAATAGAAGCATGGGAAAAGTCACTAGAAATTGCAAAAGATCTTCTAGATGATAATGTAACTTCATATTCACACTTGGCAACACACTTTATCAATAAACATGATATGAAACACCTTCCTAGATGGGTGAAAAGATTTACAAAGGTTGAAACAATTGGTGACCACACCTTTTATAGGATGTAACTGAAATGAAATGGTATGACTACATAGTATGTTTCTTAATCGCTGATTATTTGACTGCCATGCTTTTTGCTGGTAGCATACTTGTATTCATACCATATCTAATTTTTGAACTATATTGTGACTTTAGAAAAGAACAGGAGAGTAAAAAATGAATGCATGGGGTGTACTTGGAAAACCTACTCCAGAAAAAATCCAAGAGTATATGAATATGCCTTATGGCAAATTCAAAGAGCTGGTTGCTGATATTAATAAGCAGACCAAAGGCAAACCTCTTCGTAGATATTCTGTCGAAATTCAAGATATCCAAGAAGTTTATCGTAGTGTATTTGTCGATGTTCAAGCTGCAACAGGTGACCAAGCAATTAAACTTGCTCAGATGGTTGACAAAGATACTTTGAATTGGAATGAAGCAAAGACATCAAAGTATAATAAATATTCGTATCGAGTATCACAAGTCTGGGACTAAATGCAAGTAGAATGCGAAGGAAAAATATACTCAACTCAGTATTTCCCATTCTTTCGTGTTAAACGCAAGAACGGATACCAGGTATTTGGACTCAGGTATCCGTCAGGTTCTATAGAAAGAGTTATAGTTTTTGATACTCCAGAGTATATGAAAGAACTTCAAAACTATCTTAAATTTCTCATCAAAGAGTACATTCTAGAAGATGATGAGATGTTAACACCATATGCCAAACGATTGAAAGAGGATGTACATGACTTATTCGGTGAAACGAGATGATGCATTTATTGAAGAGTTCATCGAATATTATGGTGTCGAGAACATACCTGATCCGTATCAATATCCAAAGCGTTTTGAATTTCTTGTAAAGACATATGAATACTACAAATATCGACAAGAAATGAAAGGAAACACCGATGGAAGATGAAGATCACATATATGATACTATAATCATAAGTGAAAATGCGGGACAATTCATAGATGGTCCACAAAAAACCAATGAACTGAAATTTATGGGTGGCAAGCTTTACCAGAAGGTGATTACCATAAATTACGGTACTGAAATAATTACACAAGATGAGCATTGGGAATTGGTTGAAGGTCAATGAAAACCGAAAACAAAATTGCTTGCATAGTTTGTGATAAAGAACTAGACAACCTAGAATATACAACAAGAAGTAATGGAACGAAGGTTGAGGTCCACCCAATGGATGGTCTGCATTTCCGAACTTATGGACATTATGGTTCTACCATTTTTGATCCAATGGATGGGGCATATTTAGATCTCGCAATTTGCGATGTCTGTATTATGAAGAATTTAGATAAAGTTCGAGGAAGTGGTAAGAAAGATCTTGAAAATAATGTTGATATTCTTGTCGATGCTGTGGAAAGACACAGATGACGCCAATAGAAATATTTAACTACAAATTAAAATGGCGCAATAATACTGCATTCTATGCAACACTAGATATTGATCTTGAATACTCTGCAAAAAGATGGTGTAGAGATAATTTAGAACAGCATCAATGGGATTTTTCAAAGTATACTGATTTTTATGAAGATACGTTCTATTTTGAAACAGAGCACTTTCTAAAAAGATTTGAAACGGAGTTTATAAATGAAATGGAATGAGTTTAAAACAAATCCACCATCTGGTTCGGAAACAATGATTGTTATGTTTCCATGTAAAGTAGAAAATGGATCGTTGTATAAAGTAGTAACGGCAGAATATGCTAAGGTGAATGGTCAGAAGAACGGTTATACACACTGGGCAGAGCTTGATCTTGCGCCTACGCATAATGACTGGAAACAATGGCAATTAACTATGGTTATGGAACGAAATCTATGAAAGAACAAAAGCCAGCTGAAGGTATTCTTAAGACTAATGAATGGGGTGACAGTAAGTGGTATCATGTTCGATGTGAATGTGGTAGCGAAGATTGTTCACATGAGGTAAATGTGGAAGCTGACGACTGTGGTATTCAGGTTCACGTGTATGTAAAGAACCATACTAAGTGGTGGGAAAAGAATCGTTGGCTTCAAATCTGGCAAATTCTTACAAAAGGTTATGCCGAAATGGAAACAACAATTGTTCTTAATGAACAAACTGCACTTAATTATGCAGAGACACTCAAAAGTGCAATCAAAGATATAAAAGTTTTGAGAGAACAAACTCGAGTTGACAATCAACCAAAAGAGTGATATAGTAATTACTCAAAGGAGATTATATTATGAAAGTACATATCGGACCTTATCGTTCTTGGTTTGGACCTTATCAGTTGGCAGAAAAGATCCTTTTCTGGATTCCAAAAGAAAAAGATGAATACGGTTTCCTTCGCACTCCTGACCGTGTACACAAGTTCGGTGAATGGCTTGCTCATGGCAGTATCGAACCAGATGAAAAAGTAGGAGATATTGTTAATCTGGGTGATGATCGCCCCGAGACTTGGATTTATAAACTTCTCAAGTGGATTGATAAAAAGAAAAAGCGCAAAATTAAAGTTCATATTGACAAGTGGGATACTTGGTCTATGAATAGCACTCTTGCGCATATTATCCTTCCGATGCTCAAGCAACTCAAAGCCACCACTCACGGTGCACCTTATGTTGATGATGAAGACGTTCCTGAACATCTTCGCAGCACTTCTGCACCTCCACTTACCGAAGAACAGAAAAATGTTCACGACGTAGATGATAATCATTTCAAGCGCTGGGAATATGTGCTCGATGAAATGATCTTTGCTTTCCAGAGTGAAGTTGACGATAACTGGGAAGAACAATTCACTACTGGTGAATATGATTTTAAATTTAAAGTAGTAAATGAGGATGGTACCAGTGAAATGGTAGAAGGTCCTAACCATACCGCTGTTACTGACTGGGATGGTCGCAAAGCATATGCAGACCGTATGAAAAATGGCTTCCGTCTTTTCGGGAAGTATTACCAAGGCCTTTGGGACTGATGAAGATACTTTTCAAACATAAGAAGGTCTTTGTTTGGTATGCGGGACATTGGATAAATATTCCACTAATGGCTCAAGCAAATGGCGATGGTATCAAAGGATACTATCGCTTCTTCAAAGGTTGGATTGAGTGCATGTTTGGTAAACACAGATATGTTCACGTGTTTCATATGAGTGATATGAAAAGATCCGTAGAATGCTCTTATTGTTGGAAAGAAAAAGAAATTGAAAAAGATCCTATGGTTTAGTCTAGGCATAATCTTATTGGCTGTTGCATATGCAGGTTTAATTCTTCCGGGTATACCTTGGAGCACACCTGCGGTTGGAGCAGCATTTTGCTTTGCTAAATCAAGTGATAGAATGAATAAATGGATTTATTCACACAAGATCTTTGGACCGTTTCTGATAGGATGGCAAGAAAAGAAAATTTTTCCCACAAAATTTAAATTTTTCATGTTAGGGACAATGACGTCGACATTAGTGATCTTGTTCGTGACTACTGGTAATATTGTTGCGGTATTAAGTTCTTTTGTGTTTATGGTTCTTGTTGCAATATGGGCATGGAGATACCCTGGTTCTGAAGAAGAGTACCAGCGTAGAGTGAATGAAGGCAAACGGATAGCATGGGTAAAATAACATCATTTTCTGGTTCTTTTAGGTTTCTTTCAAATTTTTATCATTGTAAAGTAGTATATGAAGGTATCGAGTATCCTTCCTCTGAACACGCATATGTTGCGGCAAAGACCGATAACCAACTTCAAAAATTGGCTATTTCAGAGATACCAAGTGCTTCAGATGTCAAACGATTTGGCAGACAAATCAAATTGAAAGAAAATTGGGACTCGATTAAAATTTCAATTATGAAGAATATTGTAGAAGCAAAATTTGATCAGAATGCTGATCTGATGAAGCTATTACAAGAAACAAGACCATATGAATTGATTGAAGGTAATAACTGGGGTGATAAATTTTGGGGACAATCGCCTCTTGGAACAGGACGAAATGAGTTGGGCAAGATTTTAATGTCTGTCCGTGATGATATAACAAAATTATTTTAAGAGGTGAACATGCTAAGTTCTATATTTGCAGTAATAGGTTTAGTCGCTTTGATTGCATTCCTAAATCCCGGTGAATTTGATAAATGATCAATTATTTTCCTAAAGAACAACCTAAATGTGAGTGCTGGAACATTGCCCACACATTCCATAGTATTATAAGTTCAAAAATAGATCGAAAGTATATAAGTGAATGTACATCTGGTGGTGGATTTTTACAATATACTGAATGTAAATGTAAACTATGTGGAAGAGTATGGGATGAACAATGACACCAGCACAAGTAAGACGCAAACTGGCAACAATCAATAAGCACCAACTTAAATGGGATACCGCTGAAAGAGAATTGCAAACAATTTGTACTCATCCTAATGTAAGTAAAAAATATGATGGTAGCACTGGTAACTGGGACCGTAGTGCTGATTGCTACTGGATTGAATTTAAATGTCCAGATTGTAATAAAAGATGGACGGAAGATCAATGACTGAAGATCAAATTGAAAGAGCAGATGAAATCTATAAATATTACACGGAAGAAATATTGGCAATGCTAGATGATCTGTTTTCTGTAGAGGTTAAAGAAGTTCAAGATGCCGTACTTCAGAAACTACAAGAACAGTTTAGGTTTAAATAGATGAAGCAATACCCGTGGAAATTCAAACTGCGCAAGGAAGGTATTGAATGGTGGCAATCAGAGAAGATACTTGGGTCTGATCGGTATTTTTACTATTTCAAAATTGGACTTATGGACAAAGATATGCGGTGGGCATATCGGCAATTCAAAGATGATACGTACGTCCAAAGAGTATTTGGGTTTCAGACGATTGGACTTCACAAATATTGGTATGATTGTCCACATGCCCAACTAAATCTATACTTTTTAACTATATATTGGTCCACACCATGGACCACTATGCCTAAAGACTATTGGAATAAAAAGGAGAATAAAAATTGAAATCCAATAAAATTGATCTTATGGATATTTTGCTCGGCAAAGGTGTAAAACAAGACGATAGAACATTCCATAAGCAGTTGGTCAATGTTCATGAATTTTATTTGAGTGGAGAAATTGAATCTCCCGAAGAATATATTCAGTGGTTTGACACAATCCGACATGCAGGTGAAACTGATGTTATCAAGATTTACATAAATTCTCCGGGTGGTGATGTTTTCACTACAATTCAATTTATGAGAGCACTCAAGGAAACACCAGCAAATGTTGTCATGTCAGTTGAAGGTGTTTGTGCATCTGCTGCCACTATGATTTTCCTCTGCGGTGACTCATTTGAAGTATCAGAACATTCTATGTTTATGTTCCATAACTATTCAAGTGGTGTGTTCGGTAAAGGCGGTGAAATGTTCGACCAACTGAAACACGAAAGAGAATGGTCTGCAAAATTGCTAAAAGAAGTGTATAAAGACTTCCTTACTGAAACTGAAATCAATTCAATCCTTGATAACAAAGATATCTGGATGGACGGTGAAGAAGTTATCAAGCGTCTCAACGTGAAAAAGGCTGCACTTGAAGCCGAAGATGCAAAGAAAGATGCAGAAGAAGAGACACAAGAACAACCAAAGTTCAGAACAAGAAGAAAAGCAAAAGAATAAGTTGACAAATCATTCTCCGTTGATTATAACTGATTCTATAATCAACGGAGAATCAACATGACGGTTCAAGAACTCATTACCCATTTGCAGACCTTGCCGCAAGATCTTGAAATCTATTTTCGAGGTTATGGGTGTGGTTCGGTCTGGCATGCCCCTGCACGAGTCGAAGATTTTATCGAGCAGACTCACCTGTTAACCGATGATGCAATCGTTGAAATCACTGCAGATTGGAACTGACATGTCGACTGTAAACCAACTTCTTGCCAAAGCAATGAGCACTTCGTCTGATGATGAAGCAATTGCATGCCTTAAAATGGCTCGAAAGAAAGGTACTTCTCTTGAACTCGAGTCTGGTTCAGTTGAATATAAAGGACAAAATGCCAAGTATTGGTATGATAAAGCTGTATCATACTATAATACAGCAAAGAAACTTCAAGATTCTGGTGGTCTGACACAAGAACAACAAAAAATCTTGTACAATATGTACACACTAGCTGAAAATGAAAAGAGTAAGCTCCAAACTTCATTTTTAAAACTGAAACTAGAAAATAAAAAGCTTCAAGCAAAACTTGATCATAAACAAAGTGAATATATTGCAGGTGTATTCTTTGGCATCATGCTTTCTATTATGCCTGCCGTAATTTTTGCCGTAATTTTGTGAGGTCACATGAGTAATTTAATTTATGGTATTAACCCCTTAGTTATTTCAACTATTGCATGGAGAACCGCTTGGCGTCATGGTACACATCCATCGATGTTGAAGTACCTAAGTAAGAAAAATCCAATCAAGAATTTATTT